CACGACTGCACGTTCGCGCGAGTGACCACGCGCGCATGTCGCGTGTCCCCGCGTACGGGCCCCGCGTGATCGTGTGCAGGCGCGGGTCCGCGTCGCACGATCACGTCGTGCAGGTAGCCGGGTGCGCGAACGGGCGCGAACAGGCCTGCTTGCGCGCTCGTTTGCGGCCGTTCGCGCCTAGATGTGTGTGGTTGCGCGCGAACTTGCGCGGTCATCCGCGCGAGGCTGGAGTAGCTCGGCGCTGCCAGGTGGTGTCGTGAGTCGGAATCCTGATAACTCATGCCGCCGCGATCAGTCTCGAGGCCATGTAGGCATCGAGTGTCGGCACTGTGGTTGCCGGCACCATCATGTCGTCTACACCCGGCCCACCCGCACTGGGGTGATGCGTCGCCGGGAGTGCCGGCACTGCGGGAAACGGATGACCACATACGAGCGAGAGGGCTGACCATGTCTACCGGTGTAACAATCTGCGAGTCGGGGAGCGAATCTGCGGCAAAGTCGGCGCCGGGGGGCGGAATTGGGTCCGCGCCGTGTCCGTACCTAATGGATGACCTTCCGCCAGTAGCCGACCGGAAACGCCTTGCGCGGGTGATGCGCATGGTGCCAGGGGAGCTCAGGGCGGAGGCCGTCCAGGTGGCGTGGATGGCGCATCTCGAGGGCGCGGACGCGTCGACTGCGGTCGACACGTGGCGCCGGAAAGAGGCGCGGTGGCGGAAACGGCACGTGTTCGTCCAGCACGAGTGGCTAGGCACGCACGGGCCTTCAGGCATTGGCGACGAGGGACCGACCGACATTGACGACGTCGAACCAGACATCGCAGACCTCCACGACGACGACGCCGCCCGTTGAGGGCCTCGAGTCGACTATCCGCCAGGTGGCCTCGGGCCCCGCATCGGCGTCCAACGACGCCGGCAGCGCGACGGCGCAGAACATCCGCGACCTCATCGAAGCCGACAAGTACCTGCTGAACCGGGAGGCGGCGCGCCGGACCGGACGCGCCGGGCTCGGCATCCGCCTGGCGCGGGTCATCCCGCCGGGGGCGTACTGAATGGGCTGGCTCGGATCACTGCTGGGCGGCAAGCGGGAGCAGGCGCCACGGGTCAAGCTCGTGCGCGCGAAGTACGACGCCGCCAGCGACGGGCCCGACAACCGCAAGCACTGGTCTGCTGCCGACCACCTGAGCGCCGACGCCGCGATGACGCCGGAGGTTCGGCGCACGCTCCGCTCGAGGGCGCGCTACGAGGTCGCCAACAACAGCTACGCGCGCGGCATCGTGTCGACGCTCGCCAACGACGTGGTGGGAACCGGGCCGCGGCTCCAGCTGCGCGGGCCCGACGCCGCGGTCAATGCTTCCGTCGAGGACGCGTTCGAGCAGTGGTCCTCAGCGGTGGGGCTCGCCGACAAGCTGCGCGTGATGCGGATGGCGCGCGCCGAGAGCGGCGAGGCGTTCGCGCTTCTGTCGCGCAACGACGCGCTGCCTGGACCGATCAAGCTTGACATCCGCCTGGTCGAGGCTGACCAGGTCGCGAACCCGTACCACTACGCCAGCGGCGGCAGCGCTGTGGACGGCGTGGAGTACGACGAGTTCGGCAACCCGACAGGCTACTGGGTGCTGCGCACGCATCCCGGCGCGATGGCTGCCGTGTCGTTCGAAGCCGACCTCGTGCCCGCGGCGAACGTGCTGCACTACTACCGCCCAGACCGTCCGGGGCAGCACCGCGGCATCCCCGACATCACGCCGGCGCTGCCGCTGTTTGCGCAGCTGCGTCGCTACACGCTTGCGGTCATCCAGGCTGCCGAGACTGCGGCGAACTTCGCCGGCGTGCTGCACACCGACAGCCCAGCGGGCGGCGAGGCCGAGGCAGTCGAGCCTCTGGACTCAATCGAGCTCGAGCGCAACGCGATCCTGACGCTGCCCGGCGGATGGCGTCTCGGGCAGGTCGACGCGAAGCAGCCGACGACGACTTACAGCGAGTTCAAGCGCGAGATCCTGAACGAGATCGCGCGATGCGTGAATATGCCGTTCAACATCGCGGCCTGCAACTCGAGCACATACAACTACGCGAGCGGTCGCCTGGACCACCAGACGTACTACCGTGCGATCCGGCTCGACCAGGCGCAGCTTGCCACGACCGTACTGGACCGCGTGCTACGCGCATGGATGCGCGAGGCGATCCTGGTCGCGGGCCTGATCCCGCCGGGCCTTCGCGCGGCGATGGAGTCGGTGCAGCACGAGTGGTTCTGGCCGGGCAGCGAGCACGTCGACCCGCTGAAGGAAGCGAATGCCGCATTCGTGCGGCTCCAGACGAACACGACGACGCTGGCGGCGGAGTACGCGCGCCAGGGTAAGGACTGGGAGGCCGAGGTGCGCCAGCGCGCGCGAGAGCTTGCGCTCATGACCGAGCTTGGCCTGACGGACGTCAACGCAGAGCAGGCGCCAGAGCCTGACGAAACGGAGGACCAGTGAAGCCAAAGCTTCCGACGCACATCACGTTCGGGCACTGTGACGTGGAGATGGACGGCCCAGCGCCCGTGGCGCTCGTGGCGTCCGCCGGCGCTGCGGAGGTCGCCGACGGCGCTGAGCCACAGCCCGAGGCTACGGCGACCGCCGGCAAGCTCAAGACGTTCTCGATGGTCGCCTACACCGGCGGCCAGATGGACGTCGGTTTCGGCGGCGCTGTGGTGGTCGACCTCGACGGCATGAAGGTCACCAGCAAGGCGCGCCCGATCCTGCACCAGCACGACCCAAGCGCGGTCGTCGGGCACACGTCGGCTGTCGAGGTGCTGAGGTCCGACGACGGCGCACAGCTGCGCGTCGCCGGAGTCATCAGCGGCGCCGGCCAGGTCGCGCGCGAGATCGTCGACGCCGCCGCCAACGGGTTCCCGTGGCAGGCTTCGATCGGCGCGCGCGTCGGGAAGTGGGAGTTCGTCAAGGAAGGGGATACCGCGCAGGCCAACGGCCGCACGTGGGATGGCCCTGTCTACATCGCGCGGGGAAGTTCCCTGAGCGAAGTTTCGTTCGTTGCGCTCGGGGCAGATGACGCCACCAGCGCGTCAATCGCGGCGAGCGCCGCAATCAACCAGGAGGAGGCAATCATGCCAGCAGAGAACACAGAGAAGCCCGCAGCGCAGGTCGCTGCGGCAGACGTCGTCGCGGAGCTCCGAGCAGCCGCGGCCGCAGAGTCGGCGCGCATTGCCGACATCCGCAAGCGCTGCGCCGGCAACGGCGACATCGAGGCCAAGGCCATCGCCGAGGGCTGGGACGCTGACCGCGCCGAGCTCGAGGTGCTGCGTGCATCGCGCCCGGTCGTCGGCGCGCCCGCCGCTCACGTGAAGTCGTCCGGCATGGGTGCGGACGTGCTCACCGCTGCGGTGTGCAAGACAGGCAAGCTGAGCAACGTCGAGACGAAGTTCGACGAGCGCACGCTCGAGGCCGCTGACCGCGCCTTCCCGCGCGGCATCGGGCTCCAGGAGCTGCTCCTCGAGGCCGCCGCGATGAACGGCCACAGCGTCCGCTCCGTGAAGGGCGACACTCGTGGCGTGCTCCAGGCCGCGTTCTCGACGCTCACGCTGCCCGGCATCCTGTCCAACGTGGCGAACAAGTACCTGCACGCGTCCTACTCGGCCGTCGAGCAGGCATGGCGCACGATCGCGTTCACGCGCCCGGTGTCCGACTTCAAGGCTGCGCCAAGCCACCGGCTCAACGTCAACGCGTCATTCGACGAGGTGACCACCGGAATCCTCGCGCTCGGCTCGATGGCTGACGAGTCCTACACGAACCAGGCCAAGACCTACGGCAAGCTGTTCGTGGTCAACCGCCAGGACATCATCAACGATGATCTGGGCGCGCTGACGCAGGTGCCGTCGCAGATCGGCCGCGCGGCCGGCCTCAAGCTCAATGAGGTGTTCTGGGCTGCGTTCATGGACAATGCGACGTTCTTCACCGCTGGCCGCAAGAACTACGCGGCAGGCGTCGGCACGGCGCTCTCGGTCGACTCGCTGAGCCAGGCCGAGCAGCTGTTCATGGACCAGACCGACGCCAACGGCAAGCCCATCGGCATCATGCCAAGGGTGCTCGTCGTGCCGACCGCGCTCAGCGCCAAGGCCGCCGTGCTCATGTCCAGCGCGGAGCTTCGTCCGGTGTCGTCCGCAAAGGACGTCGTGGGCAACCCGCACATGGGCAAGTTCACCGTCGCGACCAGCGCGTACCTGGGCAACTCGTCCATCACCGGCAACAGCGCGACCGCGTGGTACCTCTGCGCGGCTCCCGCCGACCTGCCCGTGATGGAGGTCGCGTTCCTCAACGGCCAGGAGTCCCCGACCGTCGAGACGGCGCAGGCCGACTTCGACCACCTGGGCATCCAGATGCGCGGGTTCTTCGACTTCGGCGTCACGAAGCTCGAGTACCGCGGCGGCGTCAAGATGCTCGGCGCAGCGAGCTGACCTGAGTGAGTGAGAAGGCGCACGGGGAGCGGCGGGCAACCGCCGCTCCCCCCACGCGCCGGAGGCACGCATGGCTGACCTACTCGAGAGCGGAGCGAAGTTCATCGCCAACACGATGAATCTCCAGTTTGCACGCGACGTCACGTACGTGCGCGGGCAGGACTCCGCCGTGCTTAGGGCCACGCCTTCGCGCTCGACCTTCGAGGTTGAGTCCGAGGCAGGCATCATGCGTGTGGTGACGCGCGACTGGATTGTGAGGGTGTGCGACCTCGTGCTGATGAGCGGGCGCACGCTGCCGGAGCGCGGCGACAGGATCATCGAGACTGGCTGCGACGGCGTGCCGGTCGAGTACGAAGTGACGAACGTCGGATCGGAGCCACAGTGGCGTCAGTGCGACCCGTACGGATTCAGCATCCGCGTGCACACAAAGCAGCTCGGCGAGGTGCAGGCATGAGCCCCGACCAGGTGCAAACCAGGACCGGGACGATGCTGGGCACATTGCAGCTCGGCGCGATCCTGCTCCAGTTTGGCGGGCTCATCTGGCTTGGCGGACGGTGGTCAGCTGAGATGGCGGCGACGGGCGACCGCGTGCGCGAGCTCCAGCAGATCGTCTCGGACCTTGCAAAGGCGCAGGCTCAGGCTGCGATCACCGACGCTGCGTTCGGCACACGACTGGAGATGGCCGGGAGGCGCCTCGACGAGATCGTGGTGCGCCTGGACCGGCTCGACCGCGGACCAAGCGTGGACCGCAACGGGAGGTCGCAATGACTCCCGCGGCGATGTCGCTGACCAACGCAGCCGACGCGGTCGTCGGCCGGCTCCAGTCGCTGTCGCCTGGCCAGTCGTTCTCGACTGTGCGTGCCTACTACCCGGTCCGCGACCGCGACCAGCTCTCGCAGCTGACTGTCACGGTGATGCCTCGTGGGATCGAGCGGACGATGAACGCTCGAGGGCTCGAGCAGGTCGACTACCTGGTCGACATCGGAGTGCAGAAGAAGCTCGACGGGGCCGACGACGACGCGCAGGTGGCTGCGATGGCGTCGGTGGTCGAGCAGGTGGCTGGGCACGTGGCTGCCCGCGAGTACCTCGGGGGCGCCGCAAGCGCCGTCGAGTCGAGGATCGAGACGCTCATGAGCGAGGAGCACATGACCTCGATGCGGGTCTACACCGGCATCGTGAACGTGCGCCTGCGCTCGTGGGCACAGTGACGGACCAACAGGACGCGGCCAAGGCCGCACAGAGACAACGGAGGACACCATGCCAATTCTCGGAATGAACGCCGTGCTGAAGTACGGCACCGCAGGTACGCGCGCCGCGACGAACCTGACAAACGTGCGAAACGTGACGCTGAACCTCGAGACGGGCGAGAGCGACGTCACGACCCGCGCCAACAACGGATGGCGCGCCACCGTCGCGACGCTCAAGGACGCGTCGCTCGAGTGGGAGATGGTCTGGGAGGCCGGCGACGCCGGGTTCACCGCCATCAAGAACGCGTTTCTGAACAACACCGCCATCTCGCTGCTGGCGCTGAGCTCGGCGACAGGCGAGGGCCTCGACGCCGACTTCATGATTACGAACTTCACCCGCGAGGAGCCTCTGGAGGAGGCGATCATGGTGAGCGTGACTGCGAAGCCGACGCTGTCGACCCGCGCGCCCGGCTGGTACGCATCGACCGGATCCAGCACCGGCGGCGGTACGACGCCCGAGGGTGGCACGGGCGATGGCGGAACCCCGCCAAATACGGAGGCTTGATAGGTGCAGAGCTTCCGCGACAACGAAGGCAGGACGTGGGCCGTGGCAGTCGACGTGGCCTCCATCAAGCGTGCGCGCGCGCTGGCGGGTTTCGACCTCGCCGGCGTGCTCGACCGCCGGGAGGACGTCGATCGCCTGGCCCGCGATCCGGTCCTGCTGGTCGACGTGCTCTACGCCGTGTGCAAGCCTGAAGCTGACTCGCGCGGCGTGAGCGACGAGGACTTCGGGCGCGCGATGGCCGGAGACGCGCTCGAGCACGCGGTCAACGCGCTCGTGGAGGCCATCGTCAGTTTTTCCCCGAACCCGCGAGTCAGGGCGATGCACCGCCTGGCGCTGGCGAAAGCCAGGACAGCCGAGACGAAGGCGCTGGACGCACTGGAGCGCGGGTTCGAGGCAAGGGTCGATCGGGAGCTCGAGGCGGCGCTGGGGAAGCTTGGCGACTCGTCTGGGAGCTTGCAGGGGTAGTAGGCGTGGACCCGCATCCGCTGACGCTTCGCGAGCTCGTCGCGATGGCTGAAGGCCGGATTCGGGAGAACTGGAACCACACCGCGCAGCTGATGGCGCTCACCGCGAACATCAACCGCGACCCCAAGAGGAAGCCGAAGCCGTACTCGCCGGCCGACTTCCACCCGATGGAGAACGCGAGGCAGTCGCGGGTCATTCCCGCGGACATCACGGTGCTGCGCGACATATTCGTCACGCCGCACCAGAAGGGATGAGGATGCTGAGGCTGCTGGCAATCCTGGCGATGGCGCTCGTGGCAGGGTGCAGCGCGTCCGGCAGGATCGCCGACAGCGCGACGGCCATCCGCGCGCACGCCGAGAGCAGCCGGACCAGGTTCGACCGCATCGGCGCCAGCGCTGACGCCGGAAGCCTCAACGCGCGCGAGGTCGGCCGTGACGCGAAGGCCGGCGCGCACGAGCAGGGCGAGATCATCGCCGCGACCGACGCGGTGGTGCAGGCGCTGCCGGGCATCCGCGACCTCGAGCCGTGGTGGGCGAAGGTTGTGGTGTGGGTCATGGCCGCGCTGAGCGTGCTCGGCGTCGCGCTGCTTCTGTGGATGACCGGCGTGGGCGCGTTCGTCAAGCGTGCGCTGGCTGGTCTCGGGCTGATGATCCCGGCGCGCGTGCAGTCTGAGGCGAGCCTGGCCGCCGACGTCATGGACAAGGCAGAACCGGCGCAGGTGCGTGAGCTGGTGGCGGCGATGCGCGCCGCCGACCCGGTGTTCGACCAGGCGTTCCGGCGCGCAAAGCAGGCGAAGCGGGCAAAGGCAGGCACGAAGTCAAAGAGGAGGACACCGTGACCGCACGAATGTCGCTGGTCATCCCGCAGGGCTCGACGCTGCGCCGTCGGTTCGACCTCAGGAACCCAAACGGCACGCCGATGGACCTGACCGGCTACTCGGCGCGGATGCAGTACCGGAGCGCGCACAACGCGACTGCGGTGCTGCTGGACGCGAGCGTGGCGAACGAGCGCGTGACGATGGGCGGCGCCGAAGGCTGGTTCGAGGTCGTCGTGCCGGCGAGCGTGACCCAGGCGCTGATGGCGCCGGCACGCGGCGTCTACGACATCGAGATCACGAGCGCAGGCGGCGATGTCTACCGCATCCTTGAGGGCGACGTGCGTGTGTCGCCGGAGGTCACGCGATGACGCACCTGTGCGCGGGCAACTGGCAGCTGGTGTCTGTCACCGACACGGGCGCGAACGTGCGCACCGTCGTGGTGAGCGCGCCGGGCCCGCAGGGACCTGCTGGGCCGGCCGGCAGCGGCACGGGCAACGAAGGCGGCATCGGCGGCGGCGGCCTACTGGCCGGCCTTGCCGACGTGTCGATTGGAGGGGCGGGTAACGGGGACCTGCTGACGTACGACGCAGCCTCATCAGTCTGGACTAACGCGCCGCGGTCGCAGATCACCGACGGCGGCAACTTCTGAGCAACGCAACCTAGAGAGGGAACACAATGTCGAACACCATCAGAATCAAGCGGCGCGCCAACGGCGGCGGCGCCGGAGCGCCGACCAGCCTGGCGAACGCGGAGCTGGCCTACAACGAGCAGACGGACATCCTGTACTACGGCAAGGGCACCGGCGGCGAGGGAGGAACGGCTACCGCTGCCGAGCCCATCAGCGGCAAGGGCGCCTTCGTTG